ATTGTTGTGGTAGATATTTAATTTGTAAACTCATTTCTTTAATATTTCTTTTAATCCTTTTGCTACTCTTTCACCAGATACTATTCTAATATCTGTTTTAAACTTGTTAAAAGCCTCACCATAGAAAGTCTCTTGCATACAATTGTCAAAAAAGTAACGTGGTCTAATTCCAGTTCTAGCAATAGAGTTTCTTACTGCATATTCGTTTAGTCCTTTGCTTTTAGCCCATTGTCTAACATGACTAACGCTAGGACCTTTCTTAAACTGATATGGACTATTAGGTGCTTTAATAACCCAAGGTTGACCTTTCTTGTCTCCACTCTTTCTAACTCCTCCAATACCTTTAACACCTTGATTAAGATAGTCGTAATAGTCAGCCAGATATAATGTAGCAACCATTCTAAATCCAAACATTTTAACAGGCATTCTTATAGACTTCTGTAAACTACCTTTATATACTAACCCCTCTTTTTGAACAGATTGCTGTAAACAATAAACCATGTCAGCTGCAATGTTATTAAACACCTGACTCAATGTAGTAGGATTGTCTATTTTAACTTCCTCTAACTGGTCAACATCAAAACCAAATATGTCTAATTGGTCAGCCATTATCTATGTTTATACTTTTGTTTCATTTCTCTTTGGACCTGTTGTTCCATCTTTTGTTTATCACTATAATAAGCTACTATGTTTAAAGCTTTAGTTATATCCCAGTTTAGTATCTCATCCCATTTGTCTATCCTACTATTAGTCAAATTGTCTAAGGTGTGCCACCACCCCCAACGTTCACCAAATCCAGTTCCTCCCTTGCTTCCTTCGTCATCTTCTCTGCTTCCTGCATCAAACAAGTTTTTATAGCTTTTGTTAAGTCCTCCGAGTGAGTGTAAAAAAAAACACCTATTGGGTAAGCTATTGTCATTGGCATATTATTTAGAAAGTTGTCTGCTGTCTTTCTAAGGACCTCACTATCTACCTCAATATGTTTCCAACCAAATACAGTTTTTTTAACTGGTCTGCAAATAGTAGTTAGTATATGATGCAAATTATTAAATATTGCTTCCTCATCATCCTTAGCATTTTGTAGAATCTCCATGCTGTTAATATACTCTCCAAATAATAACTTTTTAGCATCTACTTTAAACTCATACCATTGACCACCAATTTTAAACCTTTTGTCTTTTAGTTGTTTAGGAAGTTCTGTTTCTAAGAAACTCATTTTCTTTTTAATAGACTTATACTGCTTTAAACTAATATTCTTTATAACATCTCTTTTCTGTCCTGTTAAGACTGCTAGAATGTTGACTACTCTTTCTATAGGGTTTAGTTTAGAGTTTAGTACTGGTCTTAGGTTGATGTAATTTCCTATTGTCACATCTTCCCACTTTGTAGGGATTGTAATTTCCATAATTGTATATATAACAAATTTATTAATTATAACAAAACACTAAAATAAATATTTAAATTAAAATACTAAACAACTAAACACTAACTAAAATAATAACTCACAATGACTGAGAACACTATTTAAATCAACTCTAACAAACTTTAATACTTTTTATATATGTTTATATATATTGACTAATTATAATGTCTTAAAACTAATATATTCAATTAGCTAGTTTATGAAATAATATAAATCAATAATAAGATAAATATCTTATCTTATCTTATAGAACCCCATTTGCTCAGCATTTGCTTAGCATTTGCTCAGCATTTGCTAATTTTCTTCCTGTAAAATAAAAAGGGAGTGACGCTCTTTTGCCGACCACTCCCAATTCCCAAAACATAATTTAATAAAACATTGGTCAATTTTAACGTATTGAGTTTGTCATTTATAAATTAAGTTATAAATATAATAAAAAAAGGGGTAACCACCGCTAAGTAGAACCCCTTTAATAATAGAAAAAAATAAAAGTGTCTTAGACGACCACTTTATAATTAATTGTAAAGATAGTAAAATTTATCTAATTGCATACCATCCTCTATTATTTTCTTTTAAATGTATTAAAGCAACATACCTCAAAGCATCCATTAAATGGTCTGACCCTATTGGTTTCTGTAGACTATTTCCGTTTTTGTCAGTTGCCCATTTATACATCCTAAACTCACGTCTAAGATTGCTACTATTAACAACATTGATTTTATAGCGTTTTAGAATGTCTATTCCGTTTAGAATACTGTCTCTTCCTTTTGCAGCTGGTTTAGCATTTAATCCTAGTCTATATAGTTCTTCGATTGACTTAGGTTCTGCACTATCACAAATTAACTCTTCTCTACCAATAATAGGAATTAGCTTTTCTGCTATGTCATGGTTAGTTAACTCCCTTTCATAGATTAACTCTTTTAAATATAGTTCGTCATCTTTTCGGTAAACTGACAAAGCTGCACAACTATCTATGGAATAGCCAAAATCTAAGCCATGTGCTACTAACTTACAATCTGGCATACTATCCACATACTTGATATTCTCGTATATTAAACCACTTATATTTCCATATTTACCAAGACCATATATTTTCCAAAACTCTTTGTCTGTTTGTTTTAAATACTCTATTTCTTTAATTAGTGATTTAGGTAGAAACGCATTGTTTTTGTAGTTACTTACTATTACCTCAACGTCTCCGACTTCCTTAGAACGCTTTATTTCAAGCTCCTGGTTAATCCATATTTGCTCATCGTCTGGGTTAAAGTCTAAGAATATTTTATTCTCGGTCCTCATTAGTAACTGGAAAAACTCTTGTTTGTATTCTAACTCATTAGCTTCATTACAATATAATATATTTCTTTTAGCACCTCTTAGTTTTTGTTCGTCATCTGCACCAATAAACTCGACTAACCTTTTGCCATATCTATACTGCTTTTTAGTTTTATTATGGTCTATTCCAGAATACCAACCCTCAGCCTTTAGAATGTCCTCAAAGTCTCTAATTACTGTTCCATCTAAATTAGTTCTATATTTTCTTACTGTGGTCCATACGCCTTCATGACAGTGCTTATTAGACCCATAGTTACCACTAATTAACCACAATGCACACAATTGGTTTAAAGACCAAGTTTTAGAACTTCTAGTCCCTCCTCTATTTATTACGATTTTAGATTGACTGTCATAATTACGCTCGAATATTTCAGTCGCTTCCACGCTTAATATTAATGTTTATATTATTGACTGTAGACTCAATTTCCTGTTTGTCTGGTGCATTTAGTCCAAACATCTTAGCAATAGAATCATAAGCACCCCTATAGTCAGAACCCTTAACCATTTCTTTAAGTAAATAGAATTTAGCTTTCTGCTCTTTTGTGAGATTTTCTTTTGCTGCTAAGTCCATTAAATACTCCCAAGATTTAATCATCTTAAAGTAACCGTCAGCTACTTCCTTACGTGTTATTTGAAAGGCTTCTGCTTCTTTTGTTTGCAACTCTTTGACCCTTACCGATATATTACCATTTTTAAGAAGTTCACTAGCCTTAACTGCTATAACCTCATTAGACGTAGTTTCTGCAACATCATAAGCACGTCTATAAGCCTCTGACGCATTGCCAGTGTTGACATACTCCTCAGCGAATTTGCTTTGTTTAGGTGTTAGCTTATTAGACATTCTGTTTTCTTAGTTGTACTTTTAACAATATTAGATAACCTATTAAGTCTGTGACTGTGTCTTCTGTGTTGTCGTTTATACCTTTGTTTTTAATTCTAGATAGTTTGTCATCTATTCTAGCATTTATAGCCTCTATTGAATCTAGTTTACTAAATATAGCTATAGGGTTGTTAGCAGTGTCTCCATAGTCTGCATTCTTTTTTAATAGTAGTTCTGTAACTTCCTCACCTATTTTTTTTATTAAGTATTCTGTTTTCATAGTTTCTCGCTATTCTCTATAACTTGTTTTATAAATGAGTCAGGAAGTCTCCTCCATTTTCTTCTAGCTTCCATAAACCTAATAAAGTAATTTACTGCTTTACTACCAAACTTAGCCTTTTGTTCTTTTATTTCTTTAGGTGTTAGTTTCATTTAAACTCTACTAAGTCCTCAATATTAACTTTAAATTGTTTATAATTACCTTCCTCAGTATGGCTAACTATTGCCAACTTACTATCTAGTGATTTTATATAAACTCTTTTATTATTATATGTTAATCTTCTTTTTAACATTTTCTCTTTAAAAGTCTTCTTCGTCATCCAATCCATTTTCTTCGTGTATATATGCTAATTCTAATATTCTATAATCTGTTTCAAAATCAAAAGTTGTAGAGGCCACTCCATTAATGTCAAAACACTCGTATATTTCTCCATTCATTTCTGAGTAAAAATATAGTCCCTCGTCATCTATATAATAACCATAGCTAAAATCACTTTTTAGTAGGTCTCTTTCGTCTAACATTCTTTTTCTTTTTTACTTGTTTAACTTCCTTAGCTTCTTTTTCAGTAAGCCAATTAAATAAGATTTGCATTTGAGATTTTACACAACTATTGCAAGCCCAACTCACTTTCATGTCTGGATGTAATTCTTTTAGTATTGGTTCTAAGTTGTTTCTTAAAAAGGATATGTCTACAGAGCCAGGAAAGGCACTTGTTTTATTATATAGTTTAATAGTTTCTTCTATTGTCATAGTAATCGTCTTTCAATTATACGTAAAATTAACGGTGTTATTAATATTATTGGGTTTAAAGTTATTAAAAAATAAATTAATGATAGCCAGAAGGTAATACAGAAACTACAATTAAAAGGCTTATAGTCCCATTTATCAATCAAAGGTCTAGCATAGTCTACCCATGTTGTAGCTATGGTTATTATTAATAATATACTAACTATAGAATTCATTTAATGTCCATTTTTGTTTTATCTTGTTTGCTAATTCTTTAAACTTATATTGTATTGTATTACGGTGAATGTCGCTTTTCTCAGCTAGACAGTTTCTATTACCACTACAAATCAATAATTGTTCCATCATTATTTTATCTAAACCATCTAAAGAGTCAATAAGGTCTTTTAATACCTCATCTTTAAAACAACTATTAGAGTAGGTTTCTATGTCCTCTATACTACTAAATTGACTAGGTAAATAGTATTTGGTTCTGTATTGTCCACGCTCACTAATTATTTGATAGAGGCAAAGTTTATAAACATATTTCTTAATGCTGTTTTCTTTGTCTAATTGAATGATAAAATCTTCACCCTTGTTAAGTAGAATCATAAAAATGTCTTGTTTAAAGTCCTCTAACTCTACGACATTGTATTCTCTACCAATCCAAAATATAAAGTTTTCTATTTTCTTAATTAGCTTTTTGTCCATTAATATTCTTTTGTTACGTTGTACATTTCAGACTTAAGAAAACTTATGTTGGTCCTCATTGCATCTATTACTCTATAGCCAGACTCTAACAATCTTCTAAGTTTATACATCTCAGGAACTTCTACATTAGCCTCATTAGTAGCTCTAGCTACAGAAAATCCTTCTTTAACTCTATCGTGTATAACCTTTTCATAGTTTTGATGTGCTTCTGTTCTAATAGTTTCTATATAGTATAGATAGGCTGTCAATTCTTTTAGTTGTTTATTTAAGCTGTTACCATCAAATACGTCAGTTTGTTTGTATTCTTTGATTATTTCAGCTATCTTTTTTAGTGTTGATTTCATCTTGTAGTTGTTGTATGGTTAATAATAAATTCATAAAGTCCTCAAATTCTAAACAGGCATAGTCATTCTCAAAGTTTTTAGTAAACACTACAACAGGAGTTTTTCCCATTGGTCTGTCACTTCTAGCCTGTTCTAAGGCTTTCCAGATGTTTAGTTTTTCTTGGTTCTTACATTCCCAATGATAGTCAAATAAAACAGAGTCTGGATTAATGTCTATAATGTCTCCTTTAATACTCATTCCGCCACTCATAGGAGTACGTCTTACATTAGTATTAAACTTTTTATTTAGTTGTTTAGCCACGTCTCTTTCAAAACGTTTGCCTTTTTGGTTAGCATTCATAATTTTTGAAAATGTTTTCTAATAATTTTTCCTAAATCAGCGTCATTAGGATATATCCTACAGAGTAAATTAATACTACCGTTAGTGTTATTATAAGGATGGCTATAGTCTGCGTCCTTTGTTTGTCTGTATTCATTTAAAGTTCTTTTCTTCATTTTTATTATTATACTTTTGAATTAATAAAGTAAAAACACAACCACATAAAAAAACTGTAACGTGTGATGCTAATATAAGAAAATAAATTTTATCCATTTTTGTCTGATTCTAATTCTGCTTTTTTTAAATTGTGTTTATAGGTAGAAAAATCTGCTTTTAATATAGCATTTTCTTTGTAAGCTACAGCATTTTCATATTTAAGTTTAGCTATGTCTTTATAGTTTTGTCTAATTTCGTGCTGTAAATCGTGGATGAGTTCTAGTATATCCATTAAAACTTCTAGTCCTTCCTGTTTTACTTTATTGTTAGTCTTTTCTACCTCAGCACTAGCTTTAATAATCATTATATCTAGCTTATTTTTTCTTAACATTATGTCTAATTCATCCATTCTGTATGTGTTTTAAAGGATTATTACCTCCAATTGTATAATAACCATTGTAAAAATTAAATCTTAAAGGTTCATCTAGTGTAGTAAGTTCCCCACCAGTCATAACATTTTTAACCTTTTGAACATGTAGTTCTGTCATTGTTTTAAACTCTGGGTGGTTGCCCATTCTATGAATAGCATATACATCGTCAGCCCTATTAATAAATCCCATTCCACCCTCAATATCACTAGACTTGGGAGGTTGAACATAACCCTCTAAAGTATGACCAGGCTTGTAGACTCTTCTGGCTGCTTCGCTTATTGGGTGTGTATTAATATAAACTGTCTTTCCAGTCTTATTACAAAACTCTCTAATATTATTGCAGAATAAATAGTTTCTGTCAAACTGTCCTAGCTTGCCTCCTCTTTCTATATTTAAGCCAGTGTAAGGGTCTATTAAACATCCGTCTACATCTTCTTTAGCAAATATATTTAAAAGGTCTGAGGCTGTATATAGCTTTCTATTATCTACAAATTTAAAGTAAGTGTCAATAACTTCTATTTGTTTTTTAATTTCTGACTCAGTTAAGTCCTCAACTTTTTGTCCTGTTAGCATTTGAATCATGCTAATTTTTAATAGTTCTGGAGAGTTTTCTCCACTCCAAACACACCATTTTAAATTGTTATTCATAGAGTGGCATAGTAAATACCATATAAAAAAATATGTTTTACCGACATTAGGAAATCCAGAAACGACTACCATTTGACTAGGTTTAAATCTTACAAACTTGTCAGTAATTGGACAGCCTATTCCTAAACCTTTTTTAATCTCTCCGTTTTTGTATTTAATAGCGTAGTCTAGTCCGTAGCCTTTATTTAGTATCATTGATTGTGCTTAAAAATTTCTTTAATGAATCTGAGTTTTTGTGTATAGGGTCACTAAATGTAGTTTTTTTCTTTGACTTTTTAGCAGCCTCGACTCGTTTTAAATATTGTTCTTTTCTTTCTTGGTATTGTGTGTCTAAAAATTTTATATTAATTTGGTTGTCCTTTTTTTCAATCATTCCCTCATCAATTAAAACGTCTAAATAATCTTGACCGATTCGTCTAGCCATTTTAATATAAGTCATTGAACAATCTTTATTCCAGTAGTGAAAACAGGCATCTATAAAAGACCCTTTTTCCTCTTTAGATAAATACATTATGTCACCTCCTAGCCATTGACTAGGATAGGCTTTAAACCAGGGTAGTTCTTCGCTCATTGTTTGTGTTAAATTGTAGTTTGTTGCAGTTAAAATGTTTTCCTAAGTTGTTTAATTGGTCAACTAAATTAATATTTTTATTATGCCATTTACTATTATAATAAATTTTAGTGACTCTACAACTGTCTAAAGGTATTGCTTCATTTTCTACATTAAAGTCGTGTTCTACTTTTAAAACTACTGACTTTTTTGTGTGCCATGAATTGCAAATCCTTTCTAAAACCAACCTTTGTCCTGTTGGTATTTCAGCATTTTTATATTTTAATTCAATTAATATTAAAACATCATTGTCAAACTCTAAGACAGCGTCTATGTCAGTAGGATGTATTAAACCATTTTGTAAACCAGTAAAGTCTACGACTTGTTTAATTTGTTTATGGTTATTAATTAATTTCAAAATATGCTTTGTTTTTTTGTTCGTATTTATAGAATGCTAATAGTTCATTTTCATTTAATGACTCCTCAGTATATAACCTTTCGGAAGTAGAAGACACTGTCTTAATGTCCTCTACTTCTTTTTTAGGTTGTTTGTAGTCAATATATTTAAAATCCTTTTTCTGAATTTCAAAGGCTTGTACTAAACTAATATAAGTTATTTTATATTTTTTAGCTATTTCAGGCATTGTCATTCCGTTCATCAACATATTTTGTACATCCAACGAACTCAAACCCAATGCTTTCAAGACTCTTGACTCTTTCATATAACTTAAAAGGGTAAGTCATCAGAACTATTAGAAACTTCTGCCACTGGCTTAGCCTCTTTTTGTTCTTCTGGGTTGTACGTGTTAACACTTAAAGACACATCTTTTCCATATTGGTCAGTCTGGTCCTTTAAGTTTACATTTAATTTAAGGTACTTGTTTCCTTTATAATCAAAAACATGTTCTTTTACTTTGTCTATATGAACAGTAACAGTCATCCAGTTATCATTCATTTTTTTACCGCCTCCGCAGTAGATTGTTGGTTTTTTATCCATTGTTATTTTATTTGTTTGTTTTAAATCTGGCATCCATTGCCATTCTTTTTTTATCATTTTAAAAGTTTAAGTCTACCCAAAGACTATCTAAGTACTCTCTACACTCTTCTACTCTATTATAAATGTTATTTATATCCTCATCATTTCTATAAATATCAAACACTTTAATTCTATACTTAGAGTCTATATTAGAGTATTTATATTTGCTAGCGAACTCTACTAAGTCTGTGCTTTCGTCTCCAAAGTATTCTCTTTGTATTAACTCCTCAGGAGTGTCCATTAGTGTATAGATTAATTTATACCTATCTATGTCAGTCAAAGCCATGTAGCCCTGTGCTTGCCAGTAATAGTCTTTATTAGGTACACTATTAAAGTATAGAGGAAAGCTAAAACAATCCCAACTATTTTTAACATCTATTATATGGTCATCTAAAATAGCGTCTGGAGTACCAGTTAAAAAGCCATTTTCAAAAGACTGTTCATTCTTTTTTAAGCTATTATAGTCTAATTCTTTAGCTATAAAGTTTAAAGAGTCTACTTCTACAGCGTTTCCTTTGTCTAGGTATTTGCTAAATATCTCCTTTCTACGGTTATATATTTGCTCTTTGCTCCATTCCTCTAGAAAACTTTTAGTAGTCTTAGATAGTGTTTCTGTTTTACTTCTAGCGTTGGTCATTATCTTGCCAATTGCTGAACATCTTATTTTAAATTCTTTCATGTTATTGGTTTTTAATTGCGTTAGCTACTTCGTCTGCACTAGCTACATTAGAATCTACACCTATCCCAAAGTTTGCCAAACATCTACCCCAGCTTGAAGTCTCGCAGTTTTCTATAAAAGAAGTCTTATTAATAAAAGTAGAATTCTGCTTTTCGTGTGCATGTCCTGACGCTACTTCTATTCCAGCATCATTTTTGATAGTTGTTTTTATTATTACTCCATTGTCATTAATGTGAGTTATTTCTGAGGTCATTGAATATCCTGTAAATTTTTCTCTAAAATATTTAATTCTCTCGTTTACTGTGACATAGGCTTTTCCCTTTATGTCAACTGTTTTCAATTGGTTCATTGTTGTAGTTTTTAATTTTGGTTAATATAATAATTAATTGTTTAATCCTCTTAGGATTGTAGTTGATAGCTAATTCTTTTAGCTCAATAGATATTTTAACAACCTCAGTTATTAAATTACTAAATCTATTTTGATGGATTTCTAGGTCATTGTCACTAAGTTTAGTTCTTTTAAGAATATTTTTATTCCATTGAACCTGGTCTATAATACCTAGCAGTCTGTCACTTAGAAAGTTGTGTCTTTGGTTAGCTTGCCAGTAATCCCACTCTTGTTTTTGTCTGTAGTAAAACTCGTATTTATCCATCGTTATAGTCCTCCATAAGTTTTAATATTACTTCAGAATAGGACTTATGTCCGTTCTCTTTGCATTTGTTTTGAAACTTAATTAATGTTTCTAGCTTTTCAGCTGGAACATAAAAAGTTCTAGTTGTATAATTGATTGTTCTTGACATTTTTTATTTTTTATAATTAAGTTGTAAATATATATATAATTATATTACAAAACAAAATAAATAATTAGTAGTTTATTAACAAACAATTGTTAAAAGAGGTGTGTTATTCTAGCAATTTGTCCAAACTCACTAAATAGAAAAGACTCTATAGCTTTGTTATTTGAACTTTGATAGCCTGAGGTATGATGCCAAGTGTCAGCCTCACTAGGTGACATAAGAGACTCCACCCAGAGTCCTGGATATTGCTTACTGACTTTGTGATGTATATGCTGAGTAAACATATATCTATATTTAGTGTTAGACCAGTCTGGACATTCGTCTGCTACTATCATTGGTAACGTGTCAGCCTTAATTTTATGACCATGACAGGAAGATATTAAGTTCTTTTTGTACTTGTAGTATTTACGCATTTGCAAACTAACATCAAAAGTCACATCTTTATTATGTCTAAACCATGCAGCTAACAACTCAGCAACCATCCAGCCCACAGTATTATCATGGTTGCCAGGAGTAAACATTACATGGACCGTAGAGACTTGTAACAACATTTCTATTATTTCAACCATCAACCTTTTTGCAATAAGAAAATGGTCTGAAAGCAATCCGTCACTATCTTGACGAGTCCCACCAGTTGTAGTCATATTAAAATTGTCTACATGCAATAAATCTCCTGAGAGTAATAAAATAGTCTTGTCTATGTTAAACCCTTGAGACTTTGCTAAACATCCTCTAACACCTTCTAAAGCCCTTGTAACTGCTATTTGGTTATTATACTCCTCACCACTTACAAAAGACCTACAGAGTTTTCCTATATGCAAATCACTAGGACACATAAACAATAAATGTCCGTCTGTATATTTCTTATAATTTAGTTTTGGGTATTTAGGGGAATATTGTTTAGCCTCTTCTATGACTTCTTTAGCTAGTTTCTTAAAGTCTTTTTCTGTTGCTTTAGGTTGTTTAAAATATAGACTAGCGTTGTCGTTTTTAATCCATCCACTATGCAAAGTCTTAGGGTCTAAACCCTCTTTGTCACATTCGTCAATAGCTCGTCTGTAGTTGTTTATTATTTCTGCTTCGTCTTGGTTAAGTCTATAACGTGGATTGCCACCGTCTTTCCACCTTTTGTTGTGTGATTTCAATTTTAAGTAGTATTGGTTTTTGTAAATATAATAAAAAAATTATACTTTACTTTTTTGAGGATGTACCGTAGTAAAATGCAAATATGTTTCCAATAACAACACCCTCAACCATACCCATTAAATGTACAAACAATTCATTATGTAAAACTTCTGGAATATATACAACTGAATATACTATAAATATAAAACAAAACAAACCTACAACACCTGTTAGATTCATCATCCAATCATTACCCCCAGCTTTAGCCATTTCAATCTCTCTATTTCTAGCTGAGTCTCTGTCTGCTACTTCTAGTTTATATAGTTCTGTAACTTGGTTATGTAGTTCTTCTTTTTCTTCTGGTGTTAAGTCTGGGTCTTTAGAAATAATGTTTTTTATTATTCCCATTGTACCATTTGAGGGTAGCACATCTCCAATAATATCTAAAATTTTAGGTGCTTTTTCTTTTAATAGTTTACCTATTTTACTGTCTTTTAGCTTATTCATAAGACTTATATTTAGTCCTATTGTTATCGTCTTTGTAAGCTGTTAATATTTGTCCTCTTTGTTTTCCGTCTGTGTTATAACTTACATGCACCCAATTAGGATTTTTTTCTGTTCCAAACTCCCAAATTAACTGGTCAAATCTTAGGTTGTCTTTTATGTAGTAAAATACTTCAGCGTTATTTGGTGCGTTACTATGGTCTCTGTCTAAGTCTGCTGCCTCCCCTTTACAATGTTGAGAGGTTGCTACATAAACCCCATTGACAACTCTATAAGCTCCACCAATAGCCTTATTCAAAGCCTCTGACCTGTAACCACTACTAATTCCAAAAGGTACTCCAAAATGATTTCTAATAGGTTGAAATATATTTTCAGCAAAAGCCTTCATATTTTCTATATGTTCTTCTGTTGGCTTGTTTTCAATACCCAACCTAGACGCTGTTTGACTCTTTAACATTTCTGAAAGAGTTAAGTTTTTACTTAGTTTCATCCTTATTTATTTTTCTATTGACTTTTTTTTTTGCGTTCAATATTAAACGCTCCTCAACTCTAGCTAATTTTTCTCTAAGCCTTCCATTTTCTTCAATCAAAATATCAATTCTAGATTCTAAAGACTCTATTTTTTCTTTTAATTGCATTATGACTTGAGCCTGTAAAGAGTCCTGACGTTGTTCTCTTTTATCTCCAATGTCTATTTTTTGCTTTATTATGTTCCAAATTTCCTTAATTCCTAAAGCTGAAATTAAAGCTATCAATAAACTGTGGTCATCCATTTTTAAACTATTTACCTTGTCCATTATACTTTTTTATATACAATTTAGAACCTTTAGTGGTAGACGTTTTAGTCTTAGCGTGTATTCCTTTACGCTTTTTCTTAGGCTTGTATTTCTTTAATATTGTAGTCTTAGCCATTATTCTGGGTCTGGTGTACTCCAAGCACTCGTAGCCATTAAAGCTAAAGCCTCTGTTTGGTTCATTACGTCTCCAACAATAGGTAAACTACCGTCTGTAACAAAACTTGGAGTTACTCTATAGCTTAACAACCCTTGAGTATTTGCTAAATTTCTTCTCATTGATTGCGCACTTTGCTGGTCAAGTTGAGAGAATAAAACTAAATTGCTGTCTGACAACTCAATTACTATATAACTTTTATTATTCATTTTTTTTATTTTAATATTTTAACTTGGTACATCTGTTACTCTATCTAATACATCCATATTTTCAGATAAGCCATTTGCTGTGCTATATGGTGCATCTCCTTTAATATCTATTGAACCTGTACCTAAACCACTTGCTGAATATCCAGGGCCATCTACAATATCACTATTTGTCATGTTAACACTTACAGCGTTGTTAGTTCCTATTTCGTCTAAACAAGTCCAGTTAGTATTAAAAGAACTGTTACTTCCTAACTGCCACCAAGCAACTGGAGCAGTTCCTGAGAAAGTGTTTAAATCACTTGGTTTGCCAGAGTTGTAAATTTCAGTTACTTGTGTAGAAGATAATTCAATGTTAAAAACAGACACGTTTGAGAACGTACCATTTGCATAGCTACTTGAGGCTGACCTTCCTATTTCAAGAGGTTGTGTTGTGTTGCTCATAGCTGTATAAGGTGAATTTAAAACTTTAAGAGTAGTTAATAACGAACCATTTAAATATAACTCAATCCCATTTTGTCTATTAACACCACTATAAGTACCTACTATGTGAATCCATTGACCTTCATAACTTGTTAAAGCTGTATCATATTTTGCTCTAATATTTCCACTTCCAAAAGTATCATATAAAATAAAATTAAGTTTATCATCTCCACCATTACTTAAAAAGTACTCGTTGCCATTTGTACCAACTTTAGAGACTATTCTAAATGTTGTAGCGTCATTCATATATATCCAAGCAGAAATACTAAAAGGAGAATCTGTAGTGCTATTACCAAAGCTAAAAGTGTCACTATCTCCACAATCTAAATAATCATTAATTCCATCTAGACTTAATGCGTAAGGACTATAACCAGAAGTTTGTTGTAAATCACTTACAACTAAGTTAGATGAATCCATACCTGAGCTTGTTCCATCGTTACCACCAGAACCATAATCGTTAATAGTCCAGTTAGAACCGTCAAAAGTGTCAGCAGCGTTTAGTTT